GGACGTGAGCCTTGGGAGGGCTTTATAAAAGTGCTCAAATACTTACCCTTGAAAACCACAACCCTGCACTTTTAATGACCGCTGTACTTCAACAACAACAAAGGTCTACCTGGGACGAGTTTTGCTCCTGGGTGACCTCTACTAACAATCGACTTTACGTCGGCTGGTTTGGTATCCTTATGATTCCCTGCCTGCTGGCTGCTACAATTTGCTTTATCATTGCCTTCGTTGGCGCACCCCCCGTAGACATTGATGGAATCCGAGAACCAGTATCAGGCTCCCTCATGTGGGGCAACAACATCATTTCCGGCGCAGTCGTACCCAGTTCAAACGCAATTGGGCTACATCTCTATCCCATCTGGGAAGCCGGTTCACTTGATGAATGGCTTTACAACGGCGGACCGTATCAGTTGGTCGTCTTCCATTTCCTTATCGGTGTCTTCGCTTACATGGGACGAGAATGGGAACTTAGCTACCGGCTAGGTATGCGACCCTGGATCTTTGTTGCTTACTCCGCACCTGTAGCTGCTGCTACTGCCGTGTTTCTTGTCTATCCCTTTGGACAAGGATCTTTCTCTGACGGAATGCCCCTCGGTATCTCCGGTACTTTCAACTATATGTTGGTCTTTCAGGCGGAACATAACATCCTCATGCACCCCTTCCACATGTTGGGAGTTGCTGGTGTATTTGGCGGTGCTTTGTTCTCGGCTATGCATGGAAGCCTTGTTACTTCTTCGCTCATCCGTGAGACGACTGAGGAAGTAAGTCAGAACTACGGCTACAAGTTCGGCCAAGAGGAAGAGACCTACAACATCGTGGCTGCCCACGGTTACTTCGGTCGCCTGATCTTCCAATACGCCTCCTTCAACAACAGCCGTAGCCTTCACTTCTTCCTGGCTGCCTGGCCTGTTGTCGGCATCTGGTTTGCTGCACTTGGTGTGTCAACCATGGCCTTCAACCTGAACGGCTTCAACTTTAATCAATCCATTCAAGCCCAAGGTCACGTTGTCAATACCTGGGCTGACATTCTGAACCGTGCTGGCCTCGGCTTCGAGGTTATGCATGAACGAAATGCACACAACTTCCCGTTGGATCTTGCAGCAGCTGACACAACTTCGGTTGCTTTGACTGCACCAGCAATCGGCTAAGAAACGTACGTTCATCCTATGTTTGACATTCAAGTAGATGAAAATGGTGCTCGTATGATACGAGATGCACTAAGACAATATAGAAAACAATGGCCTGGTGGACATCCACAAGAGCAACTTGATATTGAATTCTTAGAAACGCAATTCACCAAAATGGTGCTTGAATCAACATTGGACGCATGACGCCTACCCATGGAACGGGGGGTAGGTACTTTGGAGAACTATCATGTCTCAAGTTGAACTTCGTCAACGTGTTCGTGAACAAAAAGCTGCTCAAATGGAGCAAGTTCTGAAGTATCGCGGCGTTTCTTACATCAAACATAACCGTAATCTAAATGGCATTCAGATCGGGTCTAGAGGAGAAGGTTGCTGACCTTCTCGTAGACCTGGGTGTCAAGTATGAATATGAAAGCACACAAGTCCCATATGTAATCCATCATTCCTATACGCCGGACTTCGTTCTTCCGAACGGGGTCTGGCTGGAATGTAAGGGTTACTGGGATAGTGCTGACCGGCGAAAGGTCAAGTCAGTCAAACAACAAAACCCTGACATTGACCTTCGCATGGTTTTCCAGGCACCCTATAACACTATTTCTAAAAAATCAAAAACAACGTATGCCAAGTACTGCGAAAAAATTGGCATCCCATGGACAACATGGACTAATATTCCTATTGATTGGCTTGTATGACAAGCGAGTTTGAACGGCATATTCCTTGCGAAGAATGCGGCTCATCTGACGGCAACAGCCTATATACAGATGGGCATACTTTTTGTTTTGTCTGTCACACCTGGAAAGGCGGAGACGGCAATGTTCACAATCACAACACCACCTATGTACACAGAATGGAACCACGAGGATTCCCCGGACGACTTTCTAAACGAGGCATTTCCGAGAAAGTCTGTCAAGAATACGGAATCCACAAAGACGGAGACAAATTATGCTTCCATTATCGAAGCAGCACTGGATCGCTTATTGGCATAAAAACCAAAACAAAGGATAAACAGTTTAGGTATGAAGGTGAGACAGATGGGTGCTTCTTTGGACAGCATTTATTTCGGAAGGCAGGTAAGCAAGTCGTTATCACAGAAGGTGAACTTGACGCTGCTACGTGTCGGGAAGCCCTCCCAACCTGGGAAATGGTTAGCCTCCCAAATGGAGCAGCAGCAGCCAAAAAATCAATCCAAAAAAATTTGGAGTGGTTACAAAACTGGCAAACCATTGTTCTCCTCTTCGATGGCGATGAGGCAGGCCGTCAGGCTGCTCAAGAGGCAGCCAGTGTCCTTCCTCCTGGCAAAGTTAAGATCGCTGATCTCAAAGGCTACAAAGACCCTTCAGAGGCTTGTCAAGACGACAACCTTCAAGCGGTTCGTGAGGCTATTTGGAATGCACAACCGTTCCGGCCGGATGGAATCGTAGAGGGTAAATCATTACTTTCACTTGTTGTAGAACCACAACCACCTTGTATACATGAATACCCATTCGACGGCTTACAAGAATTGCTTCACGGAATCCGATACGGAGAACTTGTCACGATCACTGCAGGCAGCGGTATTGGAAAGTCCTCATTCTGCAGGGACATTGCAGCTCGTCTACTTCAGAAAGGAGAACGAGTCGGTTACCTGGCTTTGGAGGAATCAAATAGACGGACTGCCCTTGGATTAATGAGCGTTGCCTGTGGCAAAGCTTTTCATTTAGGTGAACACTCACATGAAGATCTTACGGTTGCGTTCGATAAGACGTTGGCTCATTGGAATCTCTATTTGTTTGATGGTTTCGGCTCCTACGATCCTGATGTTATCTATAATCGGATTGAGTATCTGGCTTCAGGTCTCGACTGCAAGATCATCTTCCTCGACCACTTATCAATCCTCCTCAGTGGATTGGACGGAGACGAACGACGAATGATTGATACAACAATGACACGGTTACGTTCGTTAGTAGAACGCACAGGTATTTCACTATTTCTTGTTTCACATTTACGAAGACCTCAAGGAGACAAAGGACACGAAGATGGAGCAAAAGTATCACTTGGACAGTTGCGCGGAAGTCACAGCATTGCACAAATTTCTGACGCAGTTATTGGACTCGAACGCGATCAGCAGAGTGGATCTCAACACGCTGATACGACTGTGCGAATTATCAAGAACCGCTATTCAGGGGAAACTGGCATCGCCTGTTCACTGACATACAACAAAGATACCTGTAAATTCAATGAAACTAAATCCTTCAACGCCGAAGAAGACTTTTAATCGTCCTAATCCGCCAACTCCTGAGATGGTAAAGCGGGCACAATTTATAGACAAAACTTACATTTGGAAAAATGCTGGTGTTCGATCTGGAGACCGACGGTCTTCTAAATGATGTTACCTGTATCCATTGTCTGGTCATCTACGACTCAGAAACTGATCAGACGTACACGTATAACGATCAAGGTAGCGAAGAACCAATTGTCCGCGGTGTTCAAGTATTGGAAGGTGCTGAGATAATCGCTGGGCACAATGTTATTGGTTATGACATACCAGTAATTGAGAAAATCTACCCGTGGTTCAATTGCTCAGCCTTAGTTGTAGACACTCTTTTGTTATCACGTTTGTATCACACAGACATGCTTAAAAGAGATCAAGTTCGCAACGTTCATCACATGCCTATACAGCTGTATGGCCGTCACTCACTTGAATCCTACGGCCACCGACTAGGTGAATACAAAGGCGAGTTTGGCAAAACCACAGACTGGAAATACTGGTCACAAGACATGCAGGACTACTGCAAACAAGACGTAAAAGTAACAACAAAACTATGCGACCACTTCCACCCCTACCTGAGTGGGTTGCGTTAGAGCACACCGTAGCCAAAATTTTAAGTGAACAAGAACGACACGGTTGGTATTTCGATGAACGGGCTGCATGGCAACTTACATCGTCTCTCCAACAAGAACTTCAAGATCTTGAAAAGGTACTTCGCGAAAGACACCCTTACGTCGGAGGAACTGAATTCACTCCAAAGCGAAATAACAAGACTAGCGGCTACATCGAAGGAGCAACCTTCACTCGACTAAAAGAACTGAGTCCCTCATCAAGAGATCACATCGCATGGATATTAACAACGTTCTATGGTTGGACGCCAACCCAATTTGCACAA